CACCATATAAAGAGGTGGGCTCATGCACACGCCCTTAGATACGATATTTCGAACGGTATAACACTGTGTTATAAATGCCATAAATCAATAAGTGGCAGAGAGCACCACTATGAATCCCTTTTTAATACGATAATACAAAATGGCTTATAAGCAAGCACCTCCATTTACTGTTATAAAAGATACCAGAGAACAAGATGGATATTTTTTCTCTGAGTTTAACACTTGTGCTGGAATGATAGAGCAGAAGTTAGATACTGGAGATTACTCTATAGTTGGCTTAGAAGATAAAGTGTGCATAGAGCGAAAGGGTTGTGTTGAAGAATTAGCAATTAATCTAGGACAAAAGAAATACCCATTTATGAATGAAATTGCTAGAATGGAACCTTTTCCTCATAAGTTTATTGTTCTTGAATTTTCATTGGAAGATCTTGTTAAGTTTCCTAAAGATACAAGAATACCAATTAAAAATAAGTCTGCTGTAAAAATTACCGGAAGATACATGTTGAAGTGTTTAATTGAGTTTCAGATGTATAATAACATACATGTTTTATTCTGTGGTGATAAACATAATGCATTTTTAGCTGTTAGTAGTATTTTTAAACGTATAAACGAAATGTACACAATCGGGAGAAAAAAATAATGGCATCAAATGAGAATGAAATATTATTCGACTTTCATCATAACTGTGCCAATTTAAAGAATAGAGAGATATTTTTACACAACCATCATAGCTACGAAGAAAATCCAGGCGTTGAATACAAGATGTCCGTTACGTTTATAAAAAATCTCAGAGCATTAGCACTTGATAGTTCAGAGCCAATTAAGATACACATGCAGAGTACTGGTGGAGAATGGGCAGATGGAATGGCTATGTACGATGCTATGAATTTATGTAAATCAAAAATTACAATAGTTTCTTATGGTCAAACCGAGTCTATGAGCACTATAATCTTACAAGCCGCCCACAGGAGGCTTCTAACAAAGAATTCGTATTTCATGGTTCATTACGGTACTAGTGGCTATATAAGTCAGTATCAAAATGTTCATAACTGGCTTTCTTATGATAAAAAGATATGTAATGATATGCTAGAGATATATGCCTCTAAATGTGTAAGTGGAAAATTCTTTAAAGAAAAAGGGTATGACATTCCTAAAGTCAAAAAATATCTTCAAAGAAAATTCAAAGATGGAGATTGGTATATGTCAGCAGAAGAAGCTGTATACCACGGTTTCGCAGACGAAGTGATAAGCAGATGGTAAAGAAGCAAGAATTTAAAAATATTGATGAAGCATGGTTAGGTTTAGATCAAATAGAAACTGATCTATTTAATCCCATGTCGATACTTAGGCCAAGTGAAGATGATTTTCATATGAAGCTAGCATACTTAATGACTAGACCCGAGTATTTGTCTTTTACTGCAAATCATATATTAAACATTAACTTGCTACCGTCACAAGCTTTAATACTGCATGAAATCTGGAACCGTAAGTTTCCAATGCTTATTGCTAGTCGAGGATTTGGTAAGTCATTTATGCTATCCCTCTATGCGGTCCTCAGAGCCCTCATTTTGCCACGTAGAAAGATTGTGGTAGTAGGTGCTGCCTTTAGACAATCTAAGGTTATATTCGAATATATGGAGACTATATGGCGTAATTCTCCAATGCTTAGAGATATATGTAATGCTGATAGTGGTCCACGTAGAGATACTGACAGATGTGTTCTAAGATTGAATGAGAGCACAATAACATGTCTACCTCTTGGTGATGGTCAAAAAATTAGAGGACAGAGAGCTAACGATATTCTTGCGGACGAATTTGCTTCAATACCAAGAGAGATTTTTGAGAATGTTGTAGCTGGCTTTGCTGCTGTTAGTGCAGATCCAGTTGCTAATGTTAAAAGGCTTGCAGCCGAAAAGAAAGCTAAAGAGCTTGGTGTACAACTTGAACTAGATAGTGATAAAAAAGAAGACAAGAAAGATAATCAGATAATTCTTTCTGGAACTGCTTACTATGATTTTAACCATTTTGCTACATACTGGAAGAAGTGGAAGTCAATAATTAATAGCAAAGGCGACAGGAGTAAATTACGAGAAATATTTGGTGAAGAGGCTCCAGAGAACTTTGATTGGAAACAGTATTCAATAATAAGAATTCCATATGAGCTTTTACCAAAGGGTTTTATGGATGCTGACCAAGTTGCCAGATCAAAAGCTACTGTTCATACTGGCATCTACCAAATGGAATATGGTGCTTGCTTTACTAGAGATTCGCAAGGTTTCTTTAAAAGATCATTAATAGAATCTTGCGTTGTTTCAGATCAGAACAGTATAAAGGACAGTCAAGGCAAAGAAATAAAATTTGAAGCTGCACTAATTGGAGATCCAGAAAAAAAATATATTTTTGGCGTTGACCCTGCTTCTGAAGTAGATAATTTCAGTATTGTGGTATTAGAAGCTAACCCAGACCATAGAAGGATAGTCCATTGCTGGACCACTACAAGATCAGAACATAAAGAAATGGTTAAAAAGGGTTTATCTTCAGAAACGGATTTTTATTCATACTGCGCCAGAAAGATTAGAGATCTTATGAGATTGTTTCCATGTATCCACATTGCTATGGATGCTCAGGGCGGCGGTGTAGCTGTGATGGAATCTTTACATGATAAAGATAAAATAAAAGAAGGTGAAATGCCTATCTGGCCTATTATTGATGAAAATAAAGAAAAAGATACTGATGGCGAACGTGGACTGCATATACTTGAGATGTGTCAATTTGCAAAATACGATTGGCTAGCAGAAGCAAATCACGGCATGAGAAAAGACTTTGAAGATAAAGTTCTCATATTCCCATACTTCGATTCCATTACAATTGGATTATCAGCTTCTGAAGATAATGCTAAATTCAGAATATACGATACATTAGAAGACTGCGTAATGGATATTGAAGAACTTAAAGATGAACTATCCATGATACAAATGACTCAAACATCTAACGGGAGAGATAGATGGGATACTCCAGAAGTTGTAGTTGGAACCGGAAAGAAAAGCAAGATGAGAAAAGACCGTTATTCAGCTTTACTTATGGCAAATATGGCGGCTAGAGTTTTGCAAAGAGCACCAGATCCAATAGAATACAAGTTCTACGGTGGATTTGCTACTGGTGGAGACTTTAGATCATCTGATAGAGATCCAAACATGTATTCTGGTCCAAGCTGGTTTACTGATTATATGAAAGATGTGTATTAATCTTTAGACAATCTGATTACAATTCAATTAAGAGAAAAAAATTATGAATGAAAATATGATAACTTGGAATGATAATGATTCCACAAGCAAAACTAATGCTTTTGACAAATTTTCAGAAACTGTAGATGCATACGCTGGATTATCTAAAACACAGGGAAATGTATACAGAAATTTCATAGACATTGAACCCAACAGAAGCGTTCGTCCAGGTTTCACATCTAACGATTATTATGCATTCAGACCTAACGAGGCAGTACCAAGTCAACAACGACGAATTATCAAGATGTGTATGGATGCATATGATAAAGTTGGTATCATTCGTAATATTATTGATTTAATGGGTGATTTTGGTAGCCAAGGTATTCAGATTGTTCATCAGAATAAAAGCGTAGAAAGATTCTATCAACAATGGTTTAAGAGCATTAATGGAAAAGAAAGATCAGAAAGATTTCTTAATAATCTTTATAAGTGTGGAAATGTAATCGTGTATCGAAGCTATGCAAATGTTACTCCACAGCTAAGTCAATACATGAAAGCTCTTTCAAATGACATCAAGGTAGAAGTTCCAAATGTTACACAGAATCAAATACCTTGGCGTTACAACTTTTTTAACCCATTAACAGTTAAGATGAAAGATGGCAATCTTTCGTTATTCATGGGATTAAATAATTACACCATTACAACTAATTCATTCTTTGATAAGTTTACCAGTGGTGATATTCCAAGCCATGTTTTAGAGACACTTCCACCAGTTATCAAAAAAGCTTTAAAAGATGGTCAAAAAGACATTCCATTAGAACCAGAAAGATTAAGCGTATTCTATTATAAAAAAGACGATTGGAAACAATGGGCAAACCCGATGATCTATGCTATTCTTGATGATATAGTAATGCTTGAAAAAATGAGACTTGCAGATATGTCTGCATTAGATGGTGCTATTT